TAGGCCATGAAGTTGACGATGCCGGTGATGGGCTTCTGCTGGGCCATGGCGCGAATGTCTGCCGCCAGTTCAAACGCGCCGACAGCAGAACCACCAGGGCTGTCGATGTCCAACACGATGCGCTCGACCATCGGGTCGGCAACAGCGTTGCTAATCTGAGCCCGCAGCGTTTCGTAGCTGGTCATGGTTTCGCACATGCTGACGTGGCTGCCACGGCTGACCAACACGCCGCTGACCGGAATCACCTCGATGCCCGTACGCGCAATGGCCGTACGACGCTCTTCCTCACGCAGGGCGACTCGGTCGACTTCATCGTCCGACCACAACTTCGCAGCACCCTGGCTGCCAATGTTGACGATGTTCAAGCTCATTGCCTGATTGGCCCAGCGAACGCCCAGGTCCAACATGTCAGGCGTCACCAACAGCGGCTGATTGAACAGCAGGCTGGAGGCTCGCAGGTAGTTTTTCATTGCGCGAGAATCCTCTCTAATTCAGCGTGCTGCAGTTCGAGTTGCGCTCGCACGTTGGGGTTGCTCAAGTCAGCGGCGCCCTTGCCTGCGTCCACCATGTTCAGCGGTTGCAGATAGATATCGCCGCCCGGTACCGGGGGCATGTTCTCCAACCGGCGGATGTCGTTGACGCTAAGCCAACCCCACTGCCGCCCAATGGCGTAGGCCTCATAACGGCTCTTTTGGTCACCGCGTAACAGGCCGGACAAGTTGAATTCAATGAAGTATTCACGCCGGTCAGCGGGCAACAGGAAGTCGCGCATCATCGACTGCTCATGACGTTTGACCCAAGGCAACAGGGCGAACACCACGAACTGAATCATCAACTGCTCAAGGGTGTTGTAGTTCGACTTTTCCAGGTCGTTGACCATCGGCAGCGGGATCTTGTAGATCCGGGCAATGTCAGTGCCGGTGGTTTTGAGGATGCCCAGCACCTCGGCATCGACGTTGTTCATGGAGACGGGCTTAAAGGTCATGCCCTCTTGCAGCAGCGCAACCTTTTTGGCGTTGTCCATGCCGCCAAACTTTTGCCCCCACTGATCGACAATCTTGTCGATGCTGCCCTGATCCTTGATCGCCGGGGCTTCACGTGGGCGCTCGATCACGCCTGAAACAGTCACGCCGTTGGCGAAGCTTTTGCCGGTGTATTGCCGTACCGCCTGAGCCAGGCCCAGCGATTCTGCATGCACCTCGATGGGCGACAATCCCACGTAATGGTTGGTGCTGAACCAGCGCACATGGTGAATCATGCGCATCGGCACCGCTTCACCGCCGCTGATCCGGTAATAGGGCAGCATGTCCCCGCCTCTCAGCACCTGCACCTTGTCGTTATTCAACGGCCAGAGGGCCACGACGTTTCCATCGTCCCGACGATCAATAAAGCTGTAAGCGTTGCCACGCAAGCCAGCGGCGCCTTGGGTGCACTCCAGGTATTCATACGGCGTCTGAAACCCGTTCGGCTGGTACCGCAGCACGTCATACGCCGGGTGATTGATCGCGGCTTCACGCTGGCCCTTGTCCAACCGGCGGTACATCTCGCATGGTAGCTGGCCCAGGGTTTCGGCCAGCAGCGTGACGCAGTTCTGCAGAATCGGCAGCCCTAGCGCCGACTCAGGCGTGACCTTCACGCCCGAGCTGTTGCGGCCACCACCCAACAGGCCACGCCAAAAACCGCTGTTGGCCTCTGTCAGATTCCCACGCCCCTCGCCGAGCACGCTTGAAAAGAACATGCTCAGCCTCCTTGGGGTTTGGGTTTGGTTTTCAACACAGCCGCTGCGCGATCAGCCAGGAACGCCCAGGCCATTAAGCCAACGCCTGCGACGATGCAGGCAACCGGCGAACTGATCATAGCGACGCCGCCCACCAGCAGACCGAAGCCCAACAGACCGGCCAGCCATGAAACGATGACCAATTTCATATACCCGCCCCTTCGTCGTAGATAGATTTACCCGTCGGGCCAGCCGCTTTGCTGCTGATACCAACGGCCATAATGGATGCGACGATGCCGTCAATTCGACCCGTCGCCTTGGCCTTGTCGGCCTTGCGGTTGTTGGCCGGGTCCGAAACGATCACCGCGTTACCGGCGCACCAGGTCATGACCGGGTTGCCGTCGTGACGCAGGGTTTCGACGGTTTCACTGTCGACGACCTCCCATTCAGAGGGATCAAGATCGATAGCGTCTTGCTCCGGCGCCAAGCCCAGCAGGCGGCGCTCAAACTCATCCACCGCCGGCCCCATGTCCTTGTAGCCTTGGCCGAAGCCCACCATTTCCGGCAGTGCGATGTCGTACTCAGACATCAACTGCAACAAGTCTTCAATGCGCCACCGGTCATAGGCGATGCGCTCGACATCGAAGTACGCACAGATGGTGACCAGCCGACGCAGCACATGCAGCTTGCTGATCGCCCGGCCCGGTGTGGTTTCAAGGTGCCCCTGCTTGACCCACATGACGTAGGGCACCTTGTCGCGGTCTTCACGCCCCTGCAGGTCATCGTCCGGAATCCAGAAGTACGGCAGCAGCCGCCAATGCGGATCGTGTGGCGCGGGCCAGAAGATCAGAACGAATGCGGTCAAGTCCGTGGTGCTGGCAAGGTCGAGCCCGCCTACACATCGCCGGTTACGCAGTAGCCGCATGGGCACACGTTCTTCGGCCTGCTTCCAGACGCCCCAAGAAATCCACGGCGCATCGGCTTGCGTCCACTCGCAGAAGTTAAGACGGCGCACTACCGACTCCTGCGCGGGCAACCCTCGGGCCGCCTGGACCTGCTCACGCAGATACTTGCGACCGGGGATGCCATCGGTTTGCCCTTCGACGATGTAATCCAGCGAAGGATTGACCTTGGGCCAGCAGGCTTCGTCCTTGAACGGGTCGTCGCCCTCATCCAGCGAGCAGATGAACGCGAAGAAACTGTCGTCATCCTCAATGCCCGCGCAGATCCGCACACCCAGGTCGTGGTACTGACCGCAGACCGTCTTTTTGTCAGAGCCGCTGTTAGTGATCATCACCACCATCGCTTTGCGGCGGTTCTTGGTACCGGCGCGCATCATGTTTACGGTGGTGGCGGTCTTGTGTTCGTGCAGCTCATCCAGCAGGCCGATGTGCGGACGCGGGCCGGACTGGCCTTCGTCGGCACTGATCGGACGAAAGAACGAATTGGTGTTGGGGTAGAACAGGTTCCAGACTTTTTCGTCGCGGCCCGACTGAAGCAAACGCTTGGACAGCAACGGCGACATGTTCACCATCGACACCGCATCACGGAACAGGATCATGGCCTGATCGCGTTTGGTCGCAGCGGCGTACACCTCGGCGCGTTGCTCGCCATCGGAAACCAGCCCGTATAGACCGATGCCGCCCACTAGCGGGCTTTTACCAGAGCCCTTGCCCGTCTCAATGTACGCAAGGCGAAAGCGGCGAAAACCATCCTCGGTCATCCAGCCAAACAGGCTGCCCACTACAAACGCTTGCCACGGTGCCAGCAAGAAGGACTTGCCCTCATACTCGCCGCCGTTGAGGCACAGCACGTCTTCGAAAAATCCTATTGCCCGATCTGCCAGCTCTTGAACCCAGATCAGACCACGGGCCGGGCCGTGCTCCACATCCTGCAGATGTCGCTTGCAGGCGTTACGAACGTTGGGACCGGCGACAATTTCCCCGGCCAGCACCGCGTGGGCAAAGCTGGCAACACGGCCATCAACTGAAGTATTTGTTTGCGGCGTCTCGTTGCTCATGTGGGAACAGCTCACCTTGACCTTGCGGCAACGTTTTCAGGTTGCGCCGAGCCATCGGCGATAGACCAAACTGAGCACCTGCCGCGTTAGCGCGTTTTTCGGCGTCATTCGCCAATTGGCGTAGGACGTGCATTTGCTGCGCGCCGGTTTTGAATGTTTGAATATCGCCACCCAACTCGTCATCGGATGCCGCATTGCGCTGGGCGATCAGTCGTTGATAACGACGCCAATCCGCAACAGCCTGGCAATACGTCGCCAGCGCCATGGAATCCAGATTTGAAACGAGGCCCAGGGCGATCAGTGCGGGAGTCAACTGTTCCCACTCAGCAATGGCTTCAGCCGACAGCACATCCGGCATCGGCGGAGCTTCAACCGGGAACCCTGGCGAAGCGACTTCAGCCAACAAGTCGCCTACGTTTTCCCGACCGCGATTACCCTGTAAAAGCTTGAGCGCCGCTGGTTTTCCAAAGCGACCCGAGTTTCCGTTTCCGGCCATAAATACCCTGCCTATTGATACCCCCCCTCCCTCATTTTTCCCGACGTTGCGAAGCGAGGGGGGCGAGCGGTCTAGAACGAAGTCCAAAAATAGTTTTTCACCCCCCCTACCCTCAGGGTTGTGCATTTTTGGGTGCGGTGACAGCGAAGGGTCACCGATTCCAGTGGTGGCCGGGGTCGGTCGGTCGACCGTCAGCCCCACAGCCAGGAAGCCGGCCCGTCTTCTCCATTCGTTGCTTTGTCGAGTCGTGGCAGAACTTGCACAGGCTCGCCCAGTTCTTTGGGTTCCAGAACAGCTTCCATGCAGCCTTGATCCGAACCGGATCGCCACTGTCCTTGGCGTCCTTCAGCTTGGGGGCGATCTTGTGGTCGACGATGGTCGCCGCCACTGGCCGCTGATCCGTCGAACACATCGTGCAGTAAGGATGTTCGCGCAGATGGCCGTCGCGGGACTTCTGCCACTTGTAACCGTAACCACGCTCAGTGCTGCTGCCACGGCGTTCATCAGATGGCTTGGTCATAAGTGAGCGCTCACTGATCCTGCCCACCCTTCGACGGCGTTACATCGCAGACGCCGAGGCGCTTGGCTGCCCATCGTTCGTACAAGCCAATGGCAACATCGGCACCGGCCATGGTTGTCAAACAACCCAGGCCACCCGCTGCAACAATCGAAACGCCCGCAGCGTGCAACAGCAGCATGGTCGACAACCCGCAAGCCACGCAGGCGCCCGAGCGCAATGCCAGACGGCGCATCAACGACCAGCCCCGCACCCCTGCCTTATCAGCTCGCCACATCTCCCCCGACACACCGCCGACCAGCGACAAGGCAATCACCACCCAGATCGGCATTTCTGCCAATGCTTGCTGCTCGTTAGTCATTGCTCACCCTATAAACGCAAAAACCCGGCGCAATGGCCGGGTTTAGTGTGGTGGTGCCTGCCGCTTTCTGCGGTCGCACCTATCGAAGATGGCTACTTTTTACAGGTGGAATTTACTGGCAGCAAGCCACTTTTAATGCCATCGGTGAATATGTGGGTTTGGTAGCTGAACGTCTGGCGAATGTCGGCGAATACATCACCCCGGCTAGTGTTTTTGGGGGCTGTCTGCCTTGCCCCACTGTTCAAAATCAAAGTGGGACAAGGGAAAGTGCCTAAATCAAAGGCTGTGACCCACTGTCCTACCTCTTTTGCTTTTTTCTCGTATGTAGAAGGATTTATAAAAACACGCGTGCGCGTGAAGCGCGCGTATTGCTGCCCGCTACGCTCACATGCGCAAGGGCTGATAGAGGCGGGACAGTGGGACAAGCCAACACAGACGCGGCTTGCGCCTGACCCACTGCTGTTACTAGCAGCGGGACAAGGCGGGCCATGGGTAGTTGAAGGGGCAAGCGGAAGGCGAAGGTGTGGATCACGCTGCTTTTTTCCCGAGCAGCAGTTCTGCGATGCACTCATGCGCTTGGTGCAGCCGCTCGTAATAGGTTTTCCGGCAGCACCCGCAGTGGGTGATTTTCTGAGACAGAAAGCTGTCGTGGTTGCAGTAATGCTCACGCACCACCAACGACAACTGCGGTGGCAAATGCTTGTTGACGATCAACTCAATGTCCGCCGATTCATCGAGCAGCACCCGGCTGCCCCGTGTGCCACGAATCAACTCGCCCTTGGTTTCTATCAGCATGGCAATCATGTTGCCGCCGCTTGCGCCTTCGGGTACCTCACTGTGCAGATCCTCAGCCCAAAGCTTGAGCATCGTGTCGATGTGCTTAATCAAAGCAAGGCTCCTCGAACTTCTGCACCTGCAAGGCTGAGTAACCGCCCCAGTTTTCAGGCTTCTTGTACGCCCAAGGACGCTGGCCGCTTTTAGCCAGTGCAGGCAGACGCACACGACGCCATCCGAGACGGTGCATGATCGCGCCGACGCGCATTTGTTCGGGCTTGCCCCAGTGACCGAAGTCGAGTTTCAGCGCGCTGGCCAGGACTTCGCTACCGGTGGTGGTTTCGCCAATCTGCGATTCTTCCAGCCAAGTCAGAATCGGGCCTTCCCACTCATCCACCACAAAGCGTTCATCCTGAGCTTCAGAGAACATCGCCGCTTCGTCTCGGTTAACCCACCAGATCTCGCCCGCCTCGTAGCAGAACATCGCCTCGGCCCATAGCTGGTCGCGGATCTCGCGCAACTGCTCCAGGTCAACCTTGGTGCACGCCACCGGCCAATAACGACGGTTACCCGTGGCGTCCTTGAGGTATTCGTCCTGGTTGGTCGTGCCCACGAAAACACACTGGCGTGGCACATCGTTTGTTCTTCGGCCGTAGCTCTCGCGGTAGGTGTCGGTGGACGCCGAAAAGAACTGCTTGGCTTTGGTACTCTCAGCCTTGTTGAAGCTGTCCAGCTCCCCCAGCTCGATGATCCATTTACCACGGATCGCCTGAAAGCCGTCCTTGTCACCCAAAGCAAACGGCGTATCCATAAACCAGTCGCCACCCAGAATGCTCATGGCTGTGGACTTACCTTCACCTTGTCCGCCTTCAAGGATCATGACCGAGTCAGCTTTGCAGCCGGGACGCATCACCCGCGCTACTGCAGAGATCATCCAGCGCTTGCCGACCTTGGCGCTGTAGCCGCTTTGGGTGACGCCCATCACCGTATTCAGCCAAGTATCAAGGCGAGGCACGCGATCCCACTCAAGGTTATTCAGGTAGTTGCGAACCGGATGAAACGAGTTGTCGTGAGCCACAACACTGACCGCCTCGATCACGCTGGAGGCTTTAACGCGCAGGTTGTATTGCTGGGCCAGCCACTTCATCACGCGGATGTCATCGATGTCGCTCCAATCCCCGGTTCCACCGCCATAAGGCGGGGTGCGGACTTTGACGATCTTGGAGCTAAAAGCACTGAAGCTGATAACACCGGCCCAGCGCTCATCGTTGCCCAGGATCAATTCGACGTTTTGCATGTGCGCGATCAATGAGCCGTTTTCGGTGCGTGCCAACTGATCTTTCCAGCCACCTGCAGCTGGAGGCCTGACCACCGACAACACCTGGCGGCGAACAGCGTCTAAACCTTCGGCACAATGCAGGTCGTTGAAGTCGGTCCACTTGATATCGCGCTCACCCGAGAACACCGGGCCAACCACCTGACCGCCCACGATCAAAGCGGCGTTGCTGCCCTTCTCTTCCCCAGGGTTCCATGGCTCACCGTTGGGGCGCTTGGTTTTCCAGTCGTCGTCTCGACATACGATCAATGCGCGGCCAGGGAAACGCTCACGCATGGCCTTTGCCACTACGCTCAAATTGCCCGCATCAAAAGCAATGGCCACCGTCAGCGAGGTGGCCATATGCAGACTGACGCCAGTGGCGTAGCCCTCACACACCAGAACCGGTTCGCCCGGCTCAGGATGCGGACCAATCAGGTGAAAAGCGCCCTCTTTGGACATGCCATAGGGCCAATAGGATTTATCACGGCCCGTGTCCTTCTGCTTCTCGGGATAGATAACCTGCAGCCCGACGATCTGATCCCGTACGTTGCTCATCGGCACCAACACCGCGCCCGAGCGCGGCGCATAACGCACACCCATGCCGACGATTTGCTTACGATCCAGATAGGCACTACGGCCCTTTTCCGGCATGCGTTTGAACAGACCCGAAGCACGGCTGGCAGCGCGACGGGCAGCATTGGCAGCAATCTCAGCGGCGCGGCGTTTGCCCTCCTCTTGGCGAGCGCGCATCACTTCGCGCTCTTCCTGGCTCATGCGCCCGGCCTTAACCTTGATCTTATTGCTGTCGCCCGAACGCCAATCACCGAAGCTGCCGAAAATCAGGACTTCGTTTTTCTCGGTGCGATGTTCATGGATGACGTACCAGCCGTTTTTCTCTTTGCCCTTGTCCTGCGTGGTCTTGCACCGGGTCAGCTTGCCGAACGTGAGTGGTTGCGTAGGCTCAAGGCCGTGGTCAGCGAATTGACCGAGAACGTCATCGAGCATAACGAGCCCCCATTTTTTCATTAACTTGCTGGCAGCTTGCACAGCGCGTGCAGTTGGTCACCGCCAAGCGACGGGCCAAAGGAATAGCCGTGGTGCAATCCGCGCAAAACTCGTAAGCCTCAAACACTGGCTGTGCTTTACGCGCTGCCAAGGCCAGATCAATGCGTTCCTGCACCAGGTCGTTAGCAAAATCCGCAATATCAGCCACGGTCAGTACCCCGCGTGGTTGAATTGACGTAGCAAGCGCGGTTGTACAGGCCCAACAAGCCTTGAATGCCGCGGAACACCTGCAGGCGTATTTCGGCCAGTTCGCTGTCGCATACAACACCGTCGCCAATGCTCTTGGCCCAGGTTTCGGCCAGATCGGCCACTTGGCGGAAGTACATCGCAATGCCAGTGGTCAGCGTCTCGGGCATATCAGCGGTATAGGACTCGGACAGCTCCTGCCAGATGGTGTCGCCCACCAACGCGTGCACCGCATCCAGGATGCGGCGGTCTTTGGTCAGTTCCAGGATTTCAGCGAACTCTTGAACGTTCACCGTGTGGCTTGGGTGCGTCGGGGACAGCTTGTGCTGCAGCGTGGTGGGATTGCGGCCAGTGGTAGCCGCGATGGCAGCAGCGCCCCCCGGATAATCGCGGGCAGCGTGGTAAAGCGCCAAATCGAGCGGCAGAATTTCGCGCTGCGCTCGCTGGGTGCAACTGAGAGCAATACGGCTCATGGCATTAATCCTTATAAGTTGCCAGTGCCGCGCGGCGTGCTGTGGTGGTACATTTGCCGCGTGGCTTGTAAGGGCCCAAAAAGCCGGCCAGGTCCGCAAGACCAAAACCGGCACCGTGCCGAGGCAAGCGATCCGTCGCTCACCTCTGGCGCAACAGCTGCCAGATCTGTGGTGGAGAAGGCAGCAACCCAAGGCTTCCAAGCCTTGGAAAGCGCGGTTAAGGGAGTCGGAATTGCATGTGGTGTGCCCGCCTACCTTGACCGCGACCCGGCGACACTGTGGTGGTGTGTGCCAGGGGGAACTGGGCGGCCTTATAGGTCGCCTTTTTTCTTTCTAAACTATGCTGCAGCCTTATGGGGCGAGGATGCTTCGAGCAACCATGTGGCCTCAAACGATTGGCCTTTTTTCTGTGCCGCTGTGGCCAGTAACTCGGCGTAACGTGTTTCACCGGTGTAATCAGTCCGGGGCAAACACGCCGCTAGACGCCACTTATTCAACGCTTGGTAACTGCGCCCGCACACCTTGGCAGCGGCACCGATACCACCTACTGCCTCAAACGCGAACGCAATGGCATTCGGAAAATCTGCGGGGTTCAGCATGGCAAGCTCCACTTATCAACTCGCGGTTGATATTAAACATCAACTGACATTTGCGCAAGCTCTATGAGAGTCTCAACCTATGGTTGATAAAGACGAATTACGCGCAGAGTTCAGCTCGCGCCTACACGAAGCACTCGACGACGCCGGCATCCGTAGCCGTGGGCGCGGAGTGGACATTCACAAGCGCCTGAAAAGCGTGGGGGTTCATAAAACCACCCAGGCCATCAGCAAATGGCTGAATGGCGAGGCTATGGCTGAAGCTGACAGCATGGTTGCGCTGTGCGACTGGCTGAAAGTCCGCCGTGAATGGTTGGAATACGGTGTTTCGCCGAAAGAGCAGGCTCCAGAAAGTGTTGCTCAACAGCTTCAAATCGGCTCTGGGAGCAATGTCAGCGGCATGGTGGAGCGGTTCGGAAAGGTTCCACTTATATCGTGGGTACAGGCCGGTGCTTGGTGCGAGTCCATCTGTAATTTCGAACCCTACGATGCTGACACCTGGATTTCATGCCCTGTACCAATCAGCCAAAGCGGCTATGCGCTGAAGGTTTTGGGTGACTCCATGACCAACCCAGGACCAGGTAGAAGCTACCCAACTGGTTGCATCATCTTTGTTGATCCAGAAACCCAAGCCAATAATGGTGATCGAGTAGTCGCCCGGGTGCCACGCACCAATGAAGTGACCTTCAAGGTGCTGGATTCGGATGCAGGAAGGGTTTATCTACGGCCAATCAATCCGCAATATCCAATCATTGATATTACGGAAGAGACACAGATTTGTGGGAAGGTGGTGGGTTCATTTATACCAGAGTAACCCCACCCAATTAGTTATTAACACAGTATATATTTCTTAAAGGTAATAGCGCGAACCACTCGTGACTTTCTATTATTAGTCCCTTGATACATGTAAGAGAAATATGTACCAAATTCAGTTTCTGGCTCATTCTTATGCAGCAGGACATTCTTATCTAAAATCTGCAGGCGCTCCTTCAAATCGTCCATAGCAGGTAGCGTTTCCGCCATTGATAGTTCTATGACTAGCGTAAAGAAATTTGATTTTCTAAACCAAATAGAATCAAGCGGCAAATTCAACCGCTCAATAATGTTAAATGTTTTCAGTATCAAAGACTTTATCTTATTAGAATCTTTATACTCATCATTAAATTCAGCAACACACTTCTCTATTTCGTTATCTCTATGATAATACCCTCCACGTTCAATAGTCGACATCACTTGAAGAACAAAGTGCAAGTCAGCCATCCGAGTGAACTCAGACTCATGAAAAACTCCATAACCCTCGAGATTTATATCTTCTGCTATAGATTTTGCAGTCTGTATATATTTACCATCATAGACCGCATTGTGAATCTCAATATCCTCCAACTTAAACTTAGTTAGATTTATTCTTCGAAATATCTCCCTAATCAGTTCATCACTAACCTTACCGATATCTCGCACAACAATCTGATAAGAAAGAAACAACTCCCTATCATTTTCTTCGAGATCCGCAAACGAAGCAATCAACTTAAGAGGTTTGTCAAACGTCCCCTCTATATAGTTTTTTATTGTAGTTAATCGCTGCTGCCCATCAATTACGACCTGAGTGGTTCTCAATCTTTTCGTATCAATATCGCCTTGACAAACATAAATCTCAGGAAATGGAAAACCATTTAAAATGGTATCTAGAAATTGTTCTTGGTGTTCATGGGTCCATACAAATTTTCGCTGAAAATCGGGTTTTAAGTTTAACTTCTGAGTGTCAATTTTTTCATAAATATCTGCGATAGTCGGATTTGTAACTGAAGGTTTGATTTGAACAGCCATACTTAACCTCTTACTGTCTTACCGATTGAGTTTTTTTGATATCTTTTAGCCCACTGACTATATATTCTTCTAAATGCGAATAGCTTTTAAACACTCCCGCACTTACCTTATAATCGCCAACACTACATTTCCCATAGGAAATAGAATCAAAAAATCCGAACCACTTATCTTTCATGGCCTTCATTTGAAATGATATGGGCAACTTATCAGGCCGAATCCAACCTAACGCTGCATACTCCAGAAACTCATGATACATGGATAACTCTCTTTCTCGAACAACAGCTCTAGCCTTTCTAAAGTTCATTTGGTATTGGGAAATATCTTTCATAATACGCTCAAACAGCCCCGGAGATATTAGAGCCACATCTATATCAGAATCATAATCGAAAAGTTTATGCTTATGCGGGCTAAACCCTAGCTTTCCCGAGCCCGTTATATAGACCTCGTGAAAAGGAACATCGAACTCCTTAGACAGTAGCTTCTTGAAGTCATAGTATTCGCCAACTCGCCCTTCATAAACATACGGCACACCATGAAGTACATGCCGACGACAAAAATCAAGGAGTTCATCGTCACCATCTAGTATTTTCAGCTCACCTAAAAATCCATTGAGATCCATTAATATCCCTTAACGACTAACAAATTAGTTAAGCCAACCAGTGCATCGCAGTAACCTGAATGGTGGAAAGCTATCATTTTGACATCGTAAAAAAAACAGCCGGATGCGGTCTTGACACAAATCAACCAAAAGTTGATATTTGCTTCACTCTCCCACCACAGAGCGAGGCAACACCATGCACACCACAGCTACCCTGCACGTCCACCCGACGTGCGCCAGCAACCGTCGACTGATCGAGCAGCTGCAAGCCACCACCGGCTGCTTGGTCATCCTCCACAACCACAAGCCCCGGCTTGTCACGCACAGCAACCGCCCCGCCCCGTTCGATCCGAACAATGGAGGGCATGCAGCATGAACCGGTTCTCTTTGGCTGATAAAACCCTTCGCCTACTGGCTGCGCAGGTCAATTTGAACGGCACGTTTCGTCACTTGTGCAGTTTCAAAAACACCAACCTGCCGTTGATTTTCGTGCTTGAAGTTGAGCGCAGTTCTTCCGGTACGCTCTTCACCATTTTTACTGGCGACGAGAAGCACAGCCTTACCGTGTGCGACCCCGACCATGATACGCACCTGGTGCTCGCTAACTTTATTGAGTCCATCGCCAATGGTCGTATCGATACCGCCGAGCCGGCAACGCCACGCAACAGCGCTGAATCTGTCGATTGCGGCCAATTGTTGGACTCCAATCAACACGAGCTACTGCACCAGCTGGTGCGTAAAGGCGGCTCGTTGATGCTCGACATCGGTCTGGATGAAGTCGTCAATCTCGCCGTACATCGCACGCCAGGCCGTCAAGGCATGACGGCGATTCTGGCCACCGGCGACAACTGCCCGCGCACTCAGTGCTTTACGACTTGTGGCGACGATCAGCGCAGCTATAAACAGCTACTGCAGTCGCTTGAACATTTGGCCACGTCGGCAGCTTCTGCCGCGCTCGCTGCTTAGGGGGTGTTATGGAACGCACTCTCGCCAAGGCCGCCGCGCGCCTGGGCACGACCCGGCCAAAACTGATCAAGCTCATGCGCGAAAAAGGCTTGCTCAATGATCGCAACTTGCCCGCCTTCCCTGCTCGGGATCGCGAGTATTTACGGGTCAAGGACAGTAACTGGTTTCACGCAGAACTCGGCATGCAGTACAGCCAGTCAACCCGCGTACGTCAGCCTGGCATCGCATGGCTGGCCGAGCAGCTGGGCTTAAGTCTTCCACCAATACCGACTGATCACCGTGACGCGGCCTAGGGAATACGCTCGGCAGATCGTGGCCATGCCGACACGCGAGGAGCGCAACGCTGCGCTCCTTGAAGTGCCGGAACATTTGCGCGAGCTGACAAAGCGCCACTGCCTGAATGCCTGGAACCATCCGGCCCGACATAAAACCAAATCGAGCAAACCTGATCATGAGCAATGACCACCAAACCCCACTGCGGTTACTGCCAGCACCGGACCCGGCCACCATTGAACT